CATCAAAAGCAGGAGTTCCACTAGTTACCTGAGAATTTACAATAGTTACAACTGTTGCTCCAGAGTCCATGTGGAAACCTTTAGTCTGGTAGTTCCAAGGTTCTGAAGTTGTAGCCAAATCCCAACCAACAACCGGGTTCTTTTTACCCTTGTACTGAAGAAGGTCAGTGTCAATTCCAAATTGAGAGGAAATTCCTAAATAAGTTCTTCTTACAACATCACCGGAAGAAGTCACAATATTTGCACCACCAGCAGTAGTTCCGAAAGGAGGGTCATAAATTGTTTCACCAGGGAAAAAGTATTTAGTTTTGATAATAGGAAATGGAGAAGGGTTAGTTGCTGTTTCGTAAATTCTTTCCTCAAGTCCATAGAAACCACATGGTAGCGCGTCAACAGGATATTCATCTGACATTTCCACCATTATGTATGCAGAATTTAATGGATACTCACCATCAGCAGAACCAATTTTCTTACCAATAAAGCTGTTTTGTGTAGGGTCCATCGTACAATTAGTATACTTTTCATAAACAACCGGATTAGCATCCGTGTCAAAAAAGTCTCTAACCAACACATCAAAGGTTTGGTTATTGAAGGAAATGTTTGCTATTGAAATTTTTACATCAGTGTTTGCTGAATTACCATCACTGATAGTCATAAATCTAAACAAGTTGTAAACTTTATTACCACGTAGTTCTGATACAAAATATGGTGTTTTAGGGGTTTGATACTGGTCCAAGAACCATGCAATAGAAGTTGTAGAAGCTTTATCACGAGCTTCAGGAAGTGCAATCAAATCGCACTTAACACCACGAACATATCCTTTATTGTAACCATAGTTTAACATACCAAGATATGATTCTTCAACATAAATTGGAACTTCTTGTCTAGGTTTTGAGAAGTTTGTAATACCTAAAACTTTAGTAATGTAGTTTGCATTAGTTGAGTCGAAAGAAGTATCAAAGGAGAAAGTGTTGCCTTCATAAGACACACCACTCAATTGGAATGTAGCAAATGGACTTTGTGAAATTCCTGAATAAGCTCCGGTACAAACTAAATTTAAATCTGTTAAACCAGTAACTTGATATTGTGGACCATGTAAATCAGCAGTATAAACTGAAATACCACGAGAACGTAAAGTAGCCAAAATTAAATTATTCCATTCAGTATAAGCAGTACCCGAATATGTAAATAAGTCACCAGTGACTGTTCCGCTAAAAAATCCAGATGCTCCAGTAACATATTGTGTAACGTCATAATACCAAGAATAACCTGAGTAGTTATTGTTGTTTGTAACATCAAAAGTTGCATAGTACCATGGGTCGTTAGTTCCAGCAGTTAAATCAGCAGAATCTAAACTTAAGTTACTGCAACCAAATATGTTTTCAAGATTTGAATAAGAACCACTTAAGGAATTGAAATCAGCAGTAGGAATTGAGCCATATACGTTTGCAGTCGATGCTGAAACCGAAGTATCACCAGAAATATCCAACATGAATCCAAATAAATCCGCATTATACGTTGAGGTCGAACCATCTGTCAAGGTATACTGAGTTGATAATGAGTTAGAAATCAAAGCGGGTAACCCTGAGCCAAAAGACAGAGTATTACCAGATGAAAACCCAGAGAAAGTTGCTGTAAAACTTGCTGTAGCAACACCAGTGTTAATGCCAACAGTAGTGCCATTGACGTTAGCGATAGCTTGCAAACTCCATGAGGGTCCCGCATCATAGCCTGAAAGGCCGAGAATACGTGTTACAAACAATTGATTAGATTGTTGTAAATAAGCTTTGGCTATGTAAGCGGCTTCGTACTTAGGTATTTGTGTATTTATGAATTTGGTTGGTATGGTACCACCAAAAAAAGTTTGAAATTCATCAAAGTTAGTGATGAAGATTGGTTCAAAGGCTGGCCCTTTTTGTGTTTCGCCTACGAGACCCAAAGTTGTTACACCAACACTTTGAGCAACAAACGATAAGTCAGTTTCAGATGTGTATACCCCTGGGGACACAAAAACTTTTTGGTTTGCTTGAGATGTTACTTGAAAAAACATTTTTTAATTTTTCTTATTCGGTTTTATTTTAATGATAAATATTTGAATTAAACACAAAAAACTTGACTTTTAAGTATGTATTATTAAGCAGTATGTTTTTTTTCTGCCTTTTTTCTACCTCTATGAAAAATACCCCTAAGAAGATTAAGAATCTAAAAATATCTGAATCAACACACCAGGTGTTAAAAACCTACTGTGAAGACAATGGATTAAAAATTTACAAATACCTAGAAAAGTTAATTCTGGAAAACTGTAAAAAGAAAAAAGATATCTACGGAGAATAATTATACCAGCTTTGCTTGGAACTCTATGTTTGCTTCTCCTGAAGATTCTTTTGTAATATCTACTCGTAAAAGGTCACCGGTATTGAGTTGAACAAAATCAACATTTTCTCCGTAAAAATCGTTGTTAATATAAACTTCATAAGAAGTTACGTTTAAGGTACCAACTAATGTTAAATTAATTCTGTAATCAACTTTATCGTCAATAATTGAAGTGTTTCCAGAGGTATAAAATAAATTATACACAAATTCATCAGGATTAGATGGAGTTATTTCCGCTCGTTTCCCTTTAGGTACTTGAGTGTCCACTTCAAATAATTGAACCACCCGTGAGATTGCTGGTTTGACCTCAAATTCTTCTTCATCAATCAAATATCCGAGCATTGTAAAATCATAACTTTGGATATAATAATTTCTTTTATCTATATCAATCACCGACTCGTCTGAAATGTTATTCATAATAATCGGAACGTACTGCCCCTTGATAAAAGTATACGCCTGTCGAGATGAAAAAGTTTGTAACACATTTTTATTGAATGTGTTAAGTTCCCTCATTCTATTACAGATAATTTTTACGCTAAAGTTAATATCAACTGGAACCGGTTGAGGAATTGTATAAATGTCATATCCTTTTTGATTTCCATTCCAAGTCGGAACTTTTGCATAATAAAATTGCTTTCGAACTGGAATTGTATATTGTAGCGAAGGATTCGAACCATACTTAACCTCAGGTTGGCGAACAACAGTAATAAATGGAAGTTGTACGTTAAAATCTTGGTCAACAAAGTTCCATGTTTCAGTGAACTGAGACCAACGTTGATTGGTGATTATTTTATCAACAACACTTATGTCTTTTCCGGATACAGTAGTTTTTAAGGAAGTTTGAACAAAATCTAACATTCCTCCATCTAAATCGGCATGCAAAACACTCTGAGGTAGATAGGTTCCGTCTTCATTGATAAATTGAAGAAGTTGTTCTCTTCGAGCTGAAAGAATTTTAGGTGGAACCAAATTAATATCTGGTTTCACCTGTTGTTTGAATATAGGGACTTTAGGTAGTGCCATTAGGTTCCAAAGAATTCGTTTTGTGAGGTAGGTACAGCAATGACGGTACGATAGAAGGGTTTGTACCCACCATAAGTGTGTTTATTATCAGAAACCACACGACCATCATCCGATACGGTGTAATATCTTACTTTGCCCTCGGACTCGTAATAACCTAGGTAATCGCCATAAGCAATGTCAACATTCAACTCATCAAGATAAGATTGGTAAATTGAGAAACGCATATTACCTGGTTCATTTTGTTCAATACGAGAAGTGCCAATTTTTTGGCCGACAGGCGCAAGAATTTGAACATACCCCTTGATTTCAACAGGAGCCAAGAACTGGATACCACCTTCTGGGGATTCTCCATATACATCGTCAATTCGAGTTTTATATCTCTCAATTCTGTAAAGTACAACCGTAAAATTCATATCACCCTCTAGCCATTCTTGGCCCATGGAAATATCAAGGGAATAATCTTCCCCACCAAAGAATTTACCTAATCTTGTAATTGGAACTAACTTCTCTGCCATAACATTTATATTGATAAATACTTTCTTTACCGATATATTTGATGCAAAGTATGTTTGATAAAAACCCACCTAAAGTTTTTGTGCAACCAAGTTCAATTCATGGGCTTGGTGTTTTTGCCGCTCAGGATATAACAAGTGGGGAAATAATAGAAAAAGCTCCAATACTTAAACTAGACATCCAAGAAAAAGATGCCCTTTTGGCTGACTATCGATTTTGGTGGGAACAAGACGGGAAAAGAATATATTATGTTCTGGCCTTAGGTTATGGGTCTTTATACAACCACTCATCAAATCCTTCTGGTTATTTTACAAATAACATTGAAGATTACACCATCGATTTTATTGCCACAAAAGACATAAAAAAAGGGGAAGAAATTTTGGTGGATTACGGGGGGGAAGAATATTGGAGCTCAAGAAAATACGTTGAAGTAAAATGATGAGTCCGGAATTACCTATTGAATCAAAAGCTCTTTTGGAGTTGGAAAACTATGAAGGAGCAAACAATTATATTTTGGGGCTACAAAAGAAGTTTCATCAAAACAAAAAATTCTTCCCCACCAGAAGTCAAGCCGAATATATTTTAACAAATAAAGACAAGCTTCCTATGATAGCCAAAAAGTGGGTGGTATTGGACACCTACTTTGCTAACAAACTTGCTGACGAAAGATTGCTCATCAACATTCCAGAAAAAATGTGGATTGAAAAACTTTTAGCCGAGAAAGATAAAGCCTATCATGTCTGGGGGAAATTTTTTGAAAACGATGAGCTAACAGATATGTGGGTGCCAAAAGCAGCCATCATCAAAGACAATAAAGTTGAAATTGTTGAAGTAGATTACGCCAAATATTCTCACCGCCCCCCCCTTGAACACCAAAAGATTGCAATCGAGGAATTGTTGAAAAACAAAAAATATATCCTTGCCGATGATATGGGACTGGGAAAAACTACTTCAACAATCATTGCGTCCTTGGAAACTGGGGCAAAAAAGATTTTGATTATTTGTCCAGCGACCCTGAAGATTAACTGGCAAAGGGAATACCAACTTTACAGCGATAAGTCAAGTTATGTTTGTGAGGGAAAGAATTATTCTGAAGAAGCTGACATTGTGATTATGAACTACGACATAATCAAAAATTTCCATGATGCCAAGGATAGGGAAAATTCTCTTATGGTCAAATCAAAATTTGATTTGGTTATAATCGATGAGGCTCACTATGTTCAAAATGTTCAAGCACAAAGAACAAAATTAATCAACGACCTAGTAAGAAATATTGACAGACTATGGCTTCTAACGGGTACCCCCATGACATCAAGACCTATCAATTACTTCAACCTTTTGTCGTTGGTGGATTCACCCGTAGCAAAAAACTGGATGGCTTATGTTATTCGCTATTGTGCGGGTTATCAGTTTAGAGTGGGTCCTAGAAAAGTTTGGAATGTCACTGGGGCATCAAACCTGGAAGAGCTTCGTGATAGAACTGGAGCTACGGTGCTTAGACGCTTGAAGGAAGATGTTCTTGATTTACCAGAAAAAATTATCACGCCCGTATATCTTCGCCTTCGCTCAAAAGATTACGAAGAGCTTATGGGTGAGTATTACAACTGGTATGAAAAAAATCCGGAGGAAAGCAAAAACCTTTCAATACAGTTCACCAAGCTGACTCAGGTGAGACAACTTATTGCGGATGAAAAAACCCAACATACCATCGAAATTGCCGAGAACATTATCGAACAAGGAAAAAAAGTTATCATCTTTTGTAACTTCACGCATTCCTTGGAGACCATATTTAATCACTTCGGTAAAGCGGCAGTAAGACTTGATGGGTCGATGAGTAAGCCAAATCGACAGGACTCTGTGGATAGATTTCAAACCGATGAAAAAGTAAAAGTTTTTGTGGGTAACGTAAAAGCTGCCGGTGTTGGTATTACCCTCACAGCAGCAGAAGCGGTTATTTTTAATGATTTGTCATTCTTGCCCTCAGATATGGCACAATCCGAAGACAGAGCCTACAGATATGGCCAAAAAAATAACGTATTAGTTTACTACCCGTTGTTTGAAAACACCATTGAGGGTGTCATATACGATATCGTACAAAATAAAAAACGCATAATAGCAACCGTTATGGGAGATAATACCTCCGATGAAACAAATATTGTTGAAGAAATCTTAAACAGTATAAATCGGAAAAGATAATCCGTCGGTTTCTATTATTTATAGAAAAACATAAAGACCATGGAACATATCCAAGAACAAGTCAATAACATAGAAAAGCAAATTATTCATGAACAAAAAAAAGACCAAGTAAGGGAACTCCTCCAAGAAGGAAAAAAAATAGGAATAGAAAAACTCCCTTATACTTACTCTGCCGTAAAGAGATTCATAGACTCAGAAACTATGAATGTTCACTACAACAAACACTACAAAGGTTATGTGGATAAGCTCAATGGACTCCTACAAAAAAGAAAAGGGGACCATGACTTGGAAAAAATAGTTAAAAATATTTCTAGGTATCCCAAGGGTATCAGAGATAACGCAGGGGGTGCATTTAACCACGCCCTATTCTGGAACATGCTTTCTCCAGAGCCACAGAGAGCTGGGAGAAAACTACTTAGCCAAATAAAAAAAGATTTTGGAACCTACGAAAAATTCAAAAAAACATTTGAAGATATTGCCAAACAAAGATTTGGTTCGGGATGGGTATGGCTTGTTCTAACTAACAAAGGAAATCTTAAAGTAATGTCTACCCCCAACCAAGACAACCCACTGATGAATATCATCGAAGGGGGGGGTTATCCACTACTAGGACTTGACCTATGGGAGCACGCCTACTATTTGAAATATAAAAACAAAAGGGACGAGTATATTAAAAATTTCTGGACGGTTGTAAACTGGGATTTTGTGGAAAAAATGTATCAGATGAAAACTGAAACTAAACTTCTTGAGTCAAAGGAAATGGCAGCGCTTTTAAAGGAAGGGGCTACGGAGCATTGTAGTCGAGTGGAAATTGAATTTTTTAGGAATCTTTTCAACGTAAATGTTCCTGCTAGAAACATCTATAAAAACACAATCAACGATGTATTGAAAAAAACTTTTCCGGACAAGTACCATGATAAGAAAGAAAATGGTGAAATTCCTGGAATTTACTATTTGGAAAAACCGGGCAGAAGCGTAATCAATTTTTTGA